GATCTACTCCTGCTACCTCCATAGATAGTTCAAGTGCGTCTAGTTTAGACAGTCCTTTATCTCTTAGGGTTTTGTACTTCCCTTCAAGAGTGGACTTCTGCTCTTTGGTAACACTTCCGTTCAACTCGGATACAAGAGAGTCATATCTTCTACTGTTCTCTCTCTCATCGAGTTTTCTGTCGATAGCGTCATCATCAAGCTCTTTAGTGCCAGACTTTGCCTCTACAAGAGGGCGTAGCCATGCCTGATCCTCTGGAATGTCGTCAAGTGATTTAGAACCACTCTCAACTTTCCTTGTCCAGTCATTGACCAGCTTCTCCTTTGCAAGTTCAGCTTTCCCTTGTTCTTCAGGTTTTTCCACCTTCGATTCTAGATCAAGGGTGTCCTGCTCCTGCTCATCAGACGACTCAGTCTCCTGTTCATCTGTGTCAGTTGCGGTGGCGTCAGTTACCTCAGCAGTTTCAGTGTCTGTTCCTGTTTCCAGATCCAGCTCATCCTCCCTGTGTGCTTCCTGCTCGTCCATAAGACTATTAGGTTAATAAGTAATGTGAAGCGGTAAACCACTCCCTACAAAGCCTGTAATTCAGACTCTCTAGGGAGGCGTCCATAGTGCAATACACTATGACACTTCTTACATAACTCTACGAAGTCGTATGGTTTTTTATAATCATCATGATGACATTCCGTGTTGGTCTCCATGCAAATCTCACAAATGTTTCTCTTACGTATCTCTCCGTTTCCAATCTTCCAATTTAGATTAGCCCTACTCCTAGCCTTTGCCCTGTTCTCCTTTTTCAACATGTATTCTTTCATATACCCAGCCCTGCTTCTTTTATATTTATATTTCTTTTGATTATTGTAAGCATACATCTTCACACATTGTTTACAAAGTGTTTGCAGACCATCCCCAGCCTCTGTCTTCTTGCTAAACTCAGACAGTTCTTTTGTTTCTTCACACTTATTGCATTTCTTCATAAACTTTTTTAAGTAACGATAGTCTTAGAGACTACTGAGAATCTCCATCATTCTCAGAAACCTCTAATTGCTTTCTTTCTTCTGCACATCTCTCCATAAATTGTCCTGTACTTAGTAATCCTCCCCTATAGGCTGCAAACTCTTCAGCGTTAAAGTTTCCAATAAGTGCATAATCCATAAGCATATTTGCTACTATAAGCTCCCATAAGTCTGCGTTCGTGTCCCAGAAGTCCGCTACTCTATATACTCTACTCAGGTCTCCTAGTACCTTCTCACAAGAAGTTACTTCTCCCTGCTTATTCTTGTTGTCAATTAACTCGCTTAAACTCATGCTACTTGTAGGTTAGCTATTTTGTCTTGTATAACATCATCTCTACCCTGTGGCATTTGTGCTCCTCCCTCTGGTTGAATTGGTGCTTGCATACTCTCAAATGAGAAATCCATTCCACTCACATCTACAAACGCTTTAACTGCGTCAGCCTGTGCTTTTGAACCTGGTGCTAGATATGGGAATACGCTCATCAACTTAGCTTTCAGCATTGTCTCCGAAGGAATCTTTCCACTCTTTGAATCTATCTCTACGAAATAGTTGTTGTCCTTTAGTTCTGTTGAGACCATTCCTAGTGTGATATTGTCTGGTCTTATCTCTGTACCGTCAAACAGAACTGCACTTGTAAGATTTAGAGGCTTCTTAGACTTCTTAGGCACAAACTCCGTGATAGAGTCCATCGTAACCTCTACTACCTCTTGAGCTGTACTTGCATTAACCTCACTCACTCCTTCAATCCATGCGTCTGAATTCTTCTCGTCTAAGAGTAGTTCTGTAGCTGTTGGGCTTCCCCCTCCAATTAGTTCTTTAATGTTTATCCCTAGCATCTGAATCTCGTTTATCAGAGTGTCGTATATCATTTGCCATTCGTTTGTAAGGTTGTTTGTTAGTAGTGATTTTACACCTACTTGACTTGCGTTAGGGTCGTTAGGGTCGTACTCCATAGCTACGAAAGGCTTTTTACCTGCCGCCCTCATCTTGTCTGCCATCGCTAGTTTCTGGAAGAAGCTACTTGCCTCACCTTGTGGAGTGTTTAAAAAGGTTATCGGATAAGTATTGTCCTCTGCATGAGCTAGTTCCATGTTTAGAAGTCGTGAACTAACTATAGCTAACTTGTAAAGTAAATGCCCTATACCGTAGTTATAAGCTCCTTCTGTACTAGGTATACATATCCATTGGAATAGTGGAATATAAGATTCTCCTGCTTTCTTGTACGGATAGTCCTTTGCGTTAAACTCCTCTAAGACTGTACATGATTGTCCTGCAAATACTGTGAAGTTGTCCTTGTTTATATCGTAGCCAAACGCTATCTCCACCTCATCCTTGAGACTTACTTGCTGTTCCCATGTCCTGTTCTCATCTTTCCATTGTCCGTCATATCGAGGTATTTTCCCTGCCCCTCCTATCTTTGCAAGTTCAGGGTACATCTTAGTAGCCTGATTCCATGAGTAACTGAATATAGCACAAGCCCTGTAAGCACTCCCTACTGTTCCCCTGTTCCTTAATCCTGTAGCGAATGAGTCCATATACACATTTCCTCTATTAACTGGCACATAAACTATCGGTGCGAAAGATTTTTTGTTGGTGTTTGCTCCTACCTGTAGAAATGAATCTCCTACTAAAAGCAAATTGTAGAATATACCGTTCTTGTCTCTTAAAGCTGAATCATACCCACCTCTGTCCATAACTGTACTAACCCCTGCTGTAACTATCTTCTCGTGATATAGCTTTCTACCTGTACCGTTTATCAGAAAATCATGGGGCTTCATCTTCTTAGCTGTACGCCATAGTGCCTGATAAAGTCTCTGTGAGTTTAGCTTCTGTGTTCCTTTGGGATCAGAAATCTCAAAGTTTGACTTCAAAAGATCTCTGATAGCGTCATCTTCTCCTATCTGGGTGTTCTTTGAGTCGCTATTCGACTCTATCATCTCTAAATAACCTTGCACTGCTTCGTTCTCTAATCCGCTTTGTACATCTTGGTTTATGGGTGTATCAAGAGTTTTGGACATTGATAAATGCTTAGAATGAGTTATAACTGTACTCAGCATAGCATAGATTCAAGACAAAGTAAATATTCGTTTTCTAATTTATGTAACTTTCTGCCTGTCCTGTGTAGTCGTTTATCCTCTTGTCCTCTTCTGGCTGATGAGTTAGAGGGTTTATTGGAGCGTTTGGTTGTATGTATTCTGTTACTGAGGATTTGTATTCTGCTACCTTTGGCTTTTTGGACTTTGGGCGGTTGAATCCGTACCTAACTGCATCCATTGAGTTTGACCATTCGTGTACTGTGTCATCTGGATCGTTAGTTATCTTGCCGTTCTTGTCTGTTAGAAACATATAATTCCTGTACGCCTTTATCGTCTTGAGGCTACGGCTAGTTACACTGATCCTCTGGTCTTGCACAAACTGAATCCCCTGATAGACACTCCCTTTCCCTTTAGCACATCCAATTATGTTTACTCCATAACTCCTGATCTCGTCTATACTCTTTGGTTCTGCACTATCGGCTATAGTTAGAACCTCCTCTGCTTCTGTTGCCTTTATTAAGTCTGAAATAGTTTTGTTGCTTAATCCCTTCTGATAACAGATCTCATCAACTATATGGCCTCCGTTGTATTCGTAAATATCCACTATTACAGTAGGATCGTTGGAATATCCAAAATCTAAACCTCTACGCCAAAGCCTAGCCTCGTGAGGTATTTCGTCAATTATCTGCCAGCCCTTGTAAATCTTCCCCTCAACTTCACCTAGTAAGCCTAATCCGTACACTCTCCACCAGCCGACTCTATCCTTCTTGCTCTCAATCGAGTCCACAATATTCTTGTCTAGTACAGATAAGCAGTCCAAATATGTTAGCGTGAGGAAGTCGTGATCCACTCTGTCCTTAATCTCTGTATAATACCAGAACTCGTTAGAGGGATTCCAGTCGAGCCATACAACTTCTTTTGTTCTCACCTCCAGCTGATCGTAAATACTGTAACTGATATTGTTGGCCTCATTCATAAACAATACATCCCTTCTCGGCCCGTGTGCCTTGCCTAGCTTGTCTACACTCATAAACTTTAGCGTACAGCCTGTTTCAAAGATGTAGGCGTGTTTGGACTCATTCCAACACTTATCATCCCAGTAGCCCCTGTCTATCATTATGCTTTTGAAATCCCTAATAGCACCATCTTCCAAATGGGGATAACTCTCTGACATTACATCTGCCTTCTTGTTCTTGTTGGTTTGGCAATAGTCTATCAACCAAACTAATATAGAGATTGTCTTTGACGCACTTGTTCCTCCACAAACTGCCCTCAATCTTTTCTTGAGGCTGAATATCTTTTGTGTTGCCTCTGTGTCTCTGAAGCTAAAGTTTTGATTTTCCTCCATATATCGGTGTGGGTAGTTCTTTGTCGTTAGTAGTTACATCCTCTCTCTCCTTGTATCCATGGTTAGAACTGAGAACTAATTTTGCTATAGTGGAATTGTACTCTCCAGAAAGCCCCATGTTGAGTAATCTAGCCTCTTGTTCTTTCTTGATTTTCCCTAAAGACTTACGAAAAATTGGGAATTTCTTGACCCAATCATAAAGCAGTTTCTCGTTTACGTCTATATAAAGGGCAAATCCGTTTATTGTTGGGAGTTTTACCTTTAGCTTAGTGTCGTACATCTCATAGCCCTTGTCTGTGTTTGCTTGCTTTAATACCTTAACTTCTCTGTCTTGGTTCTCTGCTAGATATTTATCAACAAGGGCACAGTATTCTTCCTTGTATGTTGTTGGCCTTCCTCTGGTTACTGTTTTAGGCATATTTATTATTTTATTTAGATTACAGCTCTATTATCCACCTTGCGTTCTTAATTTCTTGGTCAAACCTCTTGATTGTTGTCTTTGACACTGCTTTTTCTAAGTACCTTTGTGTTTCTGGCGACCATTTTTCTGGCCTTATGCCTGTCTTGTTTACTGTTTTGGGCATTTTGTATTGTTTGTTTATTCTTGTACATTCTTCTTGCATTAGCTTTTCCTACAAATATTGATCCTGCCAACACGTGGTGCCCCCATCCTTCCTCGTGCCTTTGAAATGAATATGCCGGCTTTCTTCCGATAGCCCTTCCTCTGTATGCAGCTTCCCACCAAACATCGTCTATCATCTCCTTTAATATTCCCTTTGGTAGCTTTTTATAGGGAGACCATGTGATATGTGCTCTCCACAACACTTTTTTGTTAGGCATATCTATAGTTTGGTGTTTTCACATCCTTTAATTGCTATCTTTCTTTTCTTCTCGAGTTGTAAGTTCCATATCTTGTCTTTTAATACTCTTATTTTTTCGTCTATCTCTTTGTCTGTCATTTTATTTAGCTTTCTCAAGTAACTCGAATAGTGTATCAGCAGCGTTTGTGTCGTATGCTTCGTTCTTAATGTTTCCATCTTTGTCCTTCGTGTATTGTCCGAATATGTCTTTAGCTACTTCTCCAAATAGGTTCTTAGTATATTCAAATGCTTCGTTGTCAAATACTACCGTTTGCTCCTTGTCATTCTCTTTAGCGTATTCTGCTAGTTTTTCGTCAGCTTCCTTTTGAAGAGCTGTAATAGCTTCGTTTGTAGCCACTACAGATTTCTCTGCTTCTTCCTTTTCTTTCTTTGTAGCCTTTTCGTCTGCAATTACCTTTTGAGCCTTAGCTACATTCTCGTTATATTCTTGTGCATCTTTTTTGTAAACGTCTAGGAGACTGTCTACTCCATCACTGTATTTCTTTAGTCCTAGCTTTAATGCTCTACGGAATGTTGATAGTTTTAGTGCGTTATCTATCTTTGAAGGTGGTATTGCGTTTGTTAGTCTTAATATCCAACTTAGTTTTGTTGTCTTTTCTGTGAGTGATTTTGCCATGTTTATTTGTTAATTGATTTTCTTATTAGAAAAATTATTAAATACCATACGGACATATAAAGAAACCCTGCGAACATTAGTCCGAGAAATGTTCCTATCCCCTCTGGTACACCGTAAACGTCTCCTGCTGTGAAGAGAGCGTAGAAAACCCACCCGATAGAAAAAAGCATAATCAGCCAAGCGTGGATAGAGGTGAGTAGTAGTGCGAACTTTTTGTTGAACATATATTACTTGTTTAAAGGTATTTTAACTTTGTCTGGATTCCTGTCTAATATCTCTCTGGTTAGTTCTATTTCGCTTATACCTAGTTGCTTCTTCATTTCTTCATGTACTCTTGAGGTGAATGTTAGTGTGGCTTTAAGAACCATCTCTGCCTCTCGTATGGTAAGACTTTTTGTATTCTCCCCTATTGAGCATTGTCCGTTTGGAAATACTTTTATCTCTGCTCTGTATATTGGTTTCATAGGTTGTTCTTACAAAATCTGTATTGTCCTGAAAAAACTTTTTAAAATCGTTGTGAGTCATTTCTTTTTGTTGCGTAAATTCAAGGTAGCATACTTATTGACTATTTGCAAGGTTGTTATTTGGTTTTATAGTATTTTGAGTCTACTCGTAGTGGTACACCCCCTCTTCATCTATCCAGTAAAGCCAGTCTTGTTCTTTTTCGTAGATTATAACTCTGTAAATTTAGTTGTTTGTGGATTGAATTTTAAATTTATTGCAACTTCAGCCTCACCTTCTCTTGCCTTTTTTACCGCCAACTCTGCTACTGTAGACTTTCTATCTTCTCGGTGGAGCATCACCACAAGGTCGCTATCTTGCTCTATGTTTCCAGAATCTCTTAGGTGTTCAAGCTCTGGCATCCCCTCGGCTTTTCTGTTCACCTGAGACAACATCAAGACACAACACTTCAGTTCCCCAGCTAATTGTTTGAGCTTCCTTGTTATCTCTCCAATACGGTCGTTTGTGGTTGCCCCCTTTTGAGTTTTGTCCGATAAATACTGTAAATAGTCTACCACAACTAGGTCTATTTGCCTAGTAGAAGCCTCTTTTCGAGATAAACTACAAACATCATCACTTGTACATCTTGGCATATATTGCAGTTTTAGGTG